TAAGTATCTAATATATCAAGTTGCACCTGAGTTGCTAATTTATTAAACTCATTAGGTGTTAAATAACCTCTTTGCTCCTTATTTATTATCAACAAGACTGTTTTATAAACCTGATCTACGTTTATTGCCATTTTAATTTTTTATTTATAATAATAAGGCCCGAGTAAACGAGCCCTATATTAGTATTACATGTTATTTAAGTTTTTTCTCGATAGACTTATATATTTCTACACCTTCGTCTGTTTTCAAGAAAGCGGCAAATGCCGAGTAAGGATTTTCATCAAATGGAACTGTCATAAGTTTCTTACCATTTGTTGCCCAAGTGAAAGAACGTTGGTCTGGTGACAAAGCTATAATACCTGCTTCAGTCGCTTTTATACCCATATTCCTTAATTGTACATTATCATCTTTTGCTAATTCCACGAATAATACTGGATTTCTTTTAGCGAATAATAATAAATCTCTTTTAATTTCTTTTGAACTCAATTCATTAACATGAGAACCAACTTCAACTCTTAGAATAGCTTCACATTCGTCAACGTCTAGTAATCTAGCCATATTTAATGCTTCTATTTCATATTCTAATGCTGTTAATTCGTCTTCAGCTATCTTTTGAGGTAATAATTCTGCAAAAATATGATCCTTTAATGGATGATATAATGAGAGTAATTTCTGTAAATTTTGTAAATTCTTTTTAACATTCATAACACCGTCTTTAAAAGTGATATGACCCATTGTTGACTCTCCTTTTTGTTCATCTACGAATACAGAAGATTGGTTTGTTGCATATTTAAGTTCTCTTTGAGCACCTAATTCTTCATCAAACCATAATAATGGATGTTTCCTAGTGTGTCTACCAGGTATTGTTAATGTTAAAGGGCTTTTACCACCTTTTAAAAAGTAATTTCTATCTTTGATTTCCCAACCATCTGGTTGAACTGTTTTTTGTTTTGCCATGATATAATATAATTGAATAATTTAATAAGAGTAATAGTTACCCCCGTTTATATAACGAGGGTAAAGATTACCTTTAATTTTGAATCCTTAGATTCCTTTGAATATAACGAAGTTATTTCTAGCTTGAGTTACTAAACATCTTTCAGATAAGAAGTTCACTTCCATAGCATCTAAAGATGATGATTGTGCTCCTCCAACTGAACCAGTTAACCAAGATTTCATACGTCTGTCATCAGCTTGTGAAGCTCTATAACGAACATGTAAGAATGGTCTTCTGATGTTAGTACCTAAAATTTGATCATACACTGTAGAAGTTCCAGCAGGAACTAAAACACCTTCAATAGAAGCGGGTCCAGCCTGTGCACCACGAGTAGAAGCATCATTTAAGTATTTCCAGTCTGTTTTGTAAAAGTCATAAGAACCTCTACGGAAACCACTAAAACCTAAGTTTAAAGCCATTTCTTCAGAGTTTTCGAATAAACCAAAAGCAGTACCACCAGCGAATCCGCCAGAGATAGAAGCTAACATATCGTCAAAGTCTAAAGCAGTGTTTCTGTTTAAGAATAACATGTTTTCTTCAATTGCTCCTTGAGTATCTAAATTCTTTAAGATAGCGTCAAAAGCGTCTAATCCAGCAGCAGCAGTAAATCCTACTTCTACGTTACCACCATTTTGAATAGCAGCAAATAAACCTTCTGTTCCACCACTAATAGCAGCGATTGGAGATGCAGCAGTTGTTAACTCACCTTCTACCATAGCCATTTCTAAGTAATCTTCAAAACGTAAACGAGTTTCAGATTCAGCTTTTAAATACCATAAGTATCCTCCAGTTCCATCTTCAGTAGCAACTTCAACCCAACCGATCTGAGCAGTGTCAGAACCAGAAACAGTATAAGTACTTCTAATGATAATAGGAGAGTTTGAGAATGTAGTGAAAGCAGGATCAACAGTAACCATAGGGTTATTTGCGTTGTTCTGTGCATTTGCACCAGCTACAGCGTTAGTTGTTTGACTTCCTTTTGTGAAATCAGAACCATATACGAAGATCTTAACAACACCAACTAAACCAGCAGTTGTTAAAGTAGCTGCAGTATAAGGTTGGATTACTAATGCTCCGGTAGTAGTATTAGATGAAGTTACTAAACATTTAGCTTCAGCACCGAAATTATCTAATACAACGATAGTTGCACCAGGAGATACCACGTTAAGAATCTGAGGCTGTACGTTAGCTCCAGTAATTGGAATAGTAATTGTTAAACCACCACCTGAAACAACACAGTTGTTGTAAGAGATATGTAATCTATTTTGCTCAGACCAAATTACTTGATCAGAAGTCATTGGCATTTCAGCACCAACCATACGTAAAAATCCAGATAACGTTCTGTTTCCGTAACGCTCTACTTCTTGTTCGTAAAGCTCTGGTAAGTATTGTTGTGCGAAATTGTTTGAATTAGCTCCAGCACCGTTGAAAGCTAAAAAGTTTGACGCTAAAGTCTGTTGACTTTGCGATGGTACAATAGTACCGAATTGTGGGCTTAATGCCATAATTTTAAATTTTTAGTTAAATTTTCTTGTTTTTATTTTTAATTTTGATGAGTCTAATCCGCTAATCGATTTTACTTTTAAACCATTTACAAAAACATTTCCATCGGCAACTTGCCTAGGTCCTTCTTGTGATGGGTTTTTAGATCCTTTGATGATGTCTTTAACACCGTCAGCTTTTCCTTGTTCGTAAAAGTGATGAGCTATCTTATCCGCATTCATTGCAGTGTACATCGCTTTGTGATATCCAGCAGGGTCCGTTAAACTTCCATTTGCGTCAGTATATTTACCAACGAAGTTTTGAACATCTGACTGTGTTTCACCTACTTTACCTGGGTCTTTAACTCCATATCTAAACTTTTTTTCCCCAACATTAAAATCAAAACCTTTGAATTCTTGTCCGAAGAGTTTTTTAGTACGGTCTCTAAAATCTCCATGTAATTTTGTAGCAGCTTCCTGTGTCTGCTTGTATTGGTCGTAAAAACTTACAGCTTCTTGTTGTTTTTGAGTAATACCTGGTCTCAACTTGATCTCATCGTAATACTTACTCTTTGAACTTTCTAAAAAGCTTTTAGCATTTGCAACCTCTTCCTTAAACGCAAGTTTCTTCTTACGTATTTCTCTAGGCTCGTCTATATCTTCATCAAACTCGAAGTTGTCTTCCATTAAGAATCCAATCTCTTCTTGATCTAAGTGTGGTTTTGCCTTTGTATAATATTCTCTAAGCATGTCTTTTGGACTGTGATTAGAGTAGTCTTTATTAAGTGCTACATAGTCTTGCACTGTTCCACCAGTTTCTTCCATGAAAGCAACTAATTTCTCTATATTCTCTGGTAAAGGCTTTCCAAGTACTTTTTCGTCTCTTATAGCTTCTTTAGCTTCGTTAACAACTTGTTTTACTTCCTCTTGAGTTATTTCTTGGAGGGGAGAATCTTCTTCAATAGCTTCGTTGGATACTTGTTTGCCCAACTCCTGGCTATCTCCGGTTCGTTCTTCCACATCCATCTCCTTTGTTTCTCCGATTTGAATGGCATTGTCTTCTGTTTTAAAAGTTTCATTAGGTATTGTTACCTTATGAAGACTTGAATCTATTTCACCAGTTGCTTCTGGCCTTGTTAAATCTACCTTCGTTATCTCATTGCTACTAATTTTAGCTAGATTCTTAGGTCTCTTTTTTTTCATTTTAAACTCACCTTCTTGTTTGATAGGTTCATTTACTTCTGTTTGTTCTGACATGATAAAATATTATATAATTATTAAATAGTAGGTGACATCATATTTTGCATACCGAATGTCCCTAGTTGTGATGTATCTCCTCCTTCGAAATCTACGGGAGCAGCATCATTTTGTCTTTGGTTTATTAATTGACTTTGTTGAGTTCCTTGTAACTTTACTCTCTTATCTTTTCTATCTTCTATTTCTTTCTCTTTACCGCCTTCTTGATCCATCTTTAACATAGCTAACTGTTTCTGGTACTCAAATTCTTGAGCCATTAGTTGTTGCTTTATTAAAAGCTCCGCTTGCATTCTCTGTTGTTCGAATTGAGACTTAGCTTGTTCTATCTGAACCTTACCTTCTGTTAAAGCTTGATTCTTCTGTACCTCTGCCATAGCAGCTGCTTCTGAGGCTTGCGCCTGTGCTTGACCCTGAGCCTGAACCATTCGTTCTTGCTGTTGTTGATCTCTCTCAGCTTTCTTATTACGTTTCTGTTTTAGTAATTGGTTAGCTAGTTTAAGATTTTTGATTTGTCTTAGATCTATAGCATCCTCTAGGTCTATACCTCCAGCTTGTAAAGCTATCTGAATATTTTGTTCTAATTGAGCTTGCTCTTCTTCTTCAGGTTCTAGTTCTAAAAATATACCAAAATCATGTAAATTTAGATTAGATACTTCACCTAGTGTTTCAGCGTTATATAAAGATATACTTTCTATTAAAGCAGCTCTTGTTAATGGGAAAGATAAAACATCTGTTATTTTTAACGATACATTTTCACATATTCTAAGAGCTAAATAAAGACTAGCCTGATTGATATGTTTAGTAGCTATATTGGATTGATTAGCGGCCATCTTAGCTATACCTACAAGAGCATCTTTATCTTGCATGCTACCATCTCTAGCTTCGTTAAGACCCGTCACGTCTCTTATCATTTGCAAGTAGTAGTTATAGGTCATTATAAGACTCTGTAACTTAGCTCCTGAAGCAGAAGATGTAAGTTCTTGAATAGGTACTTTACCTCTATTCATTTCTCCATCTTGAGTTAATGATCTACCAACGATAGAACCAGTTTGGAAGTACATATTAAGTGCTTCTGCTGGATTGTAGTTTGTACCATTACCTAAGTCGACCTCAGCTAAACCATCCATGTCTAAGAATACACCATCTGGTACCATCCTAGAAAGTACTTGTTGCATCTTTAAATGAGTTAATTGAATCATATCAGCAAATCCAGTGATTTTACTAACTAAAGATTCAATTCTACCCTTATACATTCTTGGAGCACAAATAGCGTAGTTCATTTCTACCTTAGTAGAATCTGACATAGGTCTAGTCATATTCTCTGCTAATTCCCACTTTAACATGGTATTAGTGCCTAGAACTTTAACTCCACTGTATAAAACCTCTATAGTCCTAGAAACTTTATCATAAGTATCAGCTTCTGGTGGGTTAAATTCATCAGTTTTTTGTATTATTTTCTCTAAACCATTATCAGTGTATTTCAACTTGAAAACCTGGTTCATGTATGTTTTGTATTCAAAGTACATAACCTGTACAGTGTTAGCATCGTAATTACCGTAACCTGTTATATATTGCCTATTTCCAGGCATTTTTTGTATTCTCTCTAATTCCTCTTCAGGTATATCTGGAAATTGTTTCTTTAACTCTGGTATTGTTATAGCTTTAACTTCACCAACGTAGTAAATGTCTTCGAAATTAGGATCTTCAGTATATGAATATATAAGGTTAGCAGGATCAACGTAATCTATAACTATACCGTTTGATTTATTGAAATTAGTTTTTGTAGCTCCAATACCACATACCACTAAGTCTTCGTTTATTCTGCGCTTAGTTAACTCCCATCTATTTTTAGCTAGAGTAGTTGTTATAGCTTCTTCTTCAGCTATCTCAATAGATTGCTTGTAAGATAACTGCATGTGTAATTCTAGTTCCTCTTTCGTTCTTGGTAATTGCTCAGGTAACATGTTTGAAGATGATGCATCAATACCCATAGTTTCTTTAGCTATTTGTATTTGCTCTCTAGCAAACATATCTAAAGCTATTGCTTCTGCATAATCTGTTCTTTTCTTTACAGATTCTGGATCTTGTGAATAAGCTTTTATCTCAAATTCTTTTTGTGATATACCATTAACAACTATGTTAACAAACTTAGATATAACCGGTACTGGTTTCCAGTCTAAATTCAAATAAGACAAATCACCATTTATAGATAATTCGTCTTTATATTTTTGGGTTGATTGTTCTCCTCTAGAATATAGTCTTAAATTATGGAAATTACCCCAGCTAGTGAGATATCTATTACCATTAGTCCTACCTTGATTAAACCACTCCGTTTCAATAGCAGATGCCACTTGTTCTCCGTATTCCCACGAAGCTTTCTCCGCATCTGGTACTACCTGACTTGGAAAGGCGCTATTAGAATTAGTATTTATCTTCATTTATTCCTGTATTTTTGATAATGTACCTTTGTTATTGTATTTCTTAAATCCTAAGTTATATACTTGTCTTTCGA